TGAGCTGCTTGTTGTCTTTCAGCATTCAATTCAGATTGTGGTTTTAATATTTTTGTGGAACACCTACAATGTCTGCCAAGTGTCTAACGAGTTTATCCATATTGATATGATCGAATACTGGAGCAACATTAGATAAGCTACCTAAGATTTCTATTGCTCTCATAATAGAAGATAACTCTGTAGACTTTTGTGCTTTAGCTAATGGTGATACATATTCTATTTCTATATCTTGACCTGCTAAAAATTCTGGTGCTGGTCTAAATAAATTCTTTCTAAGTATTAATGCGAATGCTCTATCGATTAATGGTTTTAATAATTCAGATTGAAGTCTACCAAGAACTGGTCCAAGTAATCTCATCTTCTCTTCGTTCCTTTGTATAACTTCTGTTGCTGTCATTTGTGGACCACTCTGCATCATTAATTGATTTACATAGAAAGCATTTCGAATTGAGTTTCTTCTTTGCTCTTCCATGTTTAAACCTAATGGAGTATTTGCTCCAATGTTTAATGGTTCAATTCTATCTCTAGTTCCTGCTCTGTAAAAATTTAAACCACCAGGTACAGTTCTTACTGGTAACATAAAGCCATCATCTGGAACTAATAAAGGTGGATCAACTTGTTTCTGTGCAGACTTGATTGTAGTCTTTGACATTTCATTTAGCATTTTCACGTCTGGCAAAGCTGTCATTGCTGGAGATCTACCATAGATTTCGTGTGATGCTTTTAAGTATCTTGGTACTACAAAAGGAAACTCTCTAAATCCAGATACAGATAATTCATCACCAGATTCTGCATCTAGGTATACAGATTCAAAAGGCATATTTTGTTTATCTTGTTTCTTAGGATCAAAGTCAGATCTAGGATATACTGCATGAAGTATTGATACTTCTTCGTATGGATCTTTGTTTGCTTTAGTCATGATGTTCATTGATACATCACCAAACTTTTGTATGACTGCTCTTGCAGATAAATTAAACTTTCTAAATACTGTATCGATTCTTCCTTTGTCATTCTCAGCAATAAAGATTTCGTTAATGTGTCTTGTAGAAAATTTTAAAATATCTTCATCATCTTCTTCAATAAACATTGCAGCAGTTCCAAAAGTAATTAGATCATGATACAGTTCAAATATTTCTTGTTGGAAGTTTGATTTGTTAAATGCTGCATACATAACTTCTGTTGCATCTTCTAACCATTCTTTTGCTTCATCCTCATTCTCCATATCATTTTGTTTAAACCTTAGAGAGAACCAAGGAGTAGATGGGTTGGTTAGCATACCATGTAATGATGCTGCTAATAATTCTACTGATTGTAATGGTGAGCCATCAAAAATAAGTTCAGTTCTTTTGTCACCCTTAGATCTTGTTTTAGTTACATCTGCTTTTCTTGGTTGCATATAGTCTGCAACTTCTTGCCAATGACTTTCCCAATTTTGTCTTTGTGCTTTTAAACGATCGTATCGTTTTAATAAATTTTTTGCTTTATCTGTTTGTGCCATTATCTACCTAATAGACTTGGTTTACCTAAAGTCAAGCTACCAGTTGCACCAGTAACACCTGTCATGATTGTTGGTGATCTTCCTCTAGCTTTTGTTTTTCTTTTTCTTAATATTAAACTATCTTCTGCAGCATCTGTTGCTGCACTCTGTGAAACTTCTGATGTTGTTGGTGGTAAGGTTACTCCTGGCATAGTTGTTGCAACAAGTGGAGCTTGTACAACTTGATTACCACCATCACCTGTTGATTTTATTTCTCTACCATAAGCATCTGTCTTACCAGAACTTCTTCCTGTAATATAACCTTTGTACATAGACTCTTGTGCTGTTCTACTCATTCTTTCAAAGTCTTGTTTAGTTGTTCCTTTGTATGCACCTTTACCTAATACTTCACCTGTAAAATAATCTCTAGTTATTCTTGATCCAGCTTGAAACGCTGGTTTTAAAATTGCTCCTGCTCCAATCATGGGAGTATTTTTTATATTAGTTGCACCTTGGTTTCTAAACAAATCCATTTTAGCTGCAGTATCATCTTTCTCTCTTGGATCAGATAATGTTCCAGCAGTTACAGATTTTGTTTTTGGTTTTCCATAATTAGGAGTGGTTGTCATTAACCTTCTAGCTTTAGCTTGTTGGTTTCCACCGCCACCACCACCACCAGATGAACTATTAGATCCCATTACTTACCAAATGTTAAAGATGATTTAGTTTCAGATACAGTTTCAGATTTTGTTTCTCTGTTTACTGCTATACCTTTTTGTAAATCATTCATGTTATTAAATTTAGGTTCTGCTTTTTTCTTTGCAGGTTTCTTTTTAAATACTTTTTTAATTTTCTCTAACATATTATTCTCCTAATAAAGTTTTAAGTTTTGTTTCTTGAGATTCTTGTATGCCTAATGGTCCAGTAAGAATAGTAGACTTTCTACCTTTTCTTTTTCTCATTATTGCATCTTGCTCAGCTTTAATTTTTGCTTTTTCCTCTGCTGACAATTCTGCTTCAGGGGGTTCAGGCAAAGGTTGCACAGGTGGCAACGCTGGCATTTTTGGTTTAAATATTGATCCCATAATTAAATAATCCTATAATCATTATCTGCTACACTTTGTGGAGCTGATTGTCTAGTATTAATTTCTTGGAGACCAACTGCTAGGTAACGCATTGCATCACAAGCGTGTGAACTCCAATCGTGTACAGGTTTCGATCTGAACATTCTATTTTTGTCGATGTACTTCCTATGGTAATGTCTTAACGCATCTATCAAGTTTTTGCAATGGTCTGTATCAATCCAGCATCTAGGGAGCAGCATGGTTACTGCGTGGATACCTTCTTCAACTGGTAGCTTCGGTACTACTTTAAATCTAATTCCTAACTGATATGCTATCTCTCTTCTGGTCTTTCCATTGCCAAACTCCTGCACATCAATATCGTGTGGAGCAAAGTGATCTTTGTAGATATAGGGTTTTTCTTCTAGCATCTGGATGTAGTGAGGTAAGCCATGACCACGTTCCTCATGGTAATCTATTATTTGTACTGATGTTCCTTTTTGCTGAAAGAATATAATACTACTGTGGTCTGCGACACCGAGATCCCAGGCAGTAGAGACAGGCAAAGTGGGATCGTAGGGAACTCTAGCTATCTGGTTCTTATCTTCAATCTTGTTAATCTCTTCTCCGTATATTGCACCTTCTATGTTTGCTATCCAGTCACACTCAAATTCTTGTAGGTACTTCTTCTCACCCATAACTTCTTTTGCTTTCTCTAATTCTTCTGGATCTACAATCTTAGTATCACTTGCTTTGGCTTTGTAGTTAAACCAATCTTCTGCACCATTTGCGTGTTGGTATAGATCATAGAAGTTGTTGTTCATTCCAGCAGGTGTACCAATAAAGACACAGTAGCCTTTACGATCTGATAGAGCTGGTCTAATTATTTCTGAGAATAGTTTGCCATCAATGTTAGCGTATTCATCTATGACACAACCATCTAGGTATATACCTCTTAACCCATCTGAGTTTTCTGCACCAAGTAATGTTATTCTACTTCCATTAGGTAGATCAACTCTTAGTTCTGTTTCGTTAAACTTTGTGTTTGGTATCTTTGCTGTGAACTGCTTCATGTAATCCCAGGCAATAGACTTTGCTTGTTTGAATGTAGGAGCTATGTAAGCAAATCTAGGATTCTTCAACTTGCTCATCAATGCTGATCTAATCAAATGATTGATCATACATACTGTTTTGCCAAACCTTCTGTGGCACACGAGAACACTCCATCTGTATCTATTGATTTGTTGATGTAAATAAGATTGATGTTTTCTCGGAGTATAAGGGATCTTGATATTCATTAGTGTACCATCTTAGATCTTTCTCTGTTATCTAATGGATTATAATCTACACCTAATGTCATCATTACATAATCAGTAAACAGCTCTGCTGCTATCGCATTAGGGAGACCAACAAATCTAATAACTACATTATTAGTTTTCTTATCAATATAAGCAATACAATCTAAATCTTCGGTATTAAGATAATCCATATACTACATCTAGTATATTTAAGTTTTGAAACAATAAAAAAAATAAAATTTGGAAAAGTGTTGATAAAAGGGTGCAGGGTTGTTTGTGGGTATGACTGTGTATGGGTGTGGAAATTATCCATGTATATATATATAATAAACCGACAGCACATTCTGGGGGGTAGGGGGGTATCGCATTCTATAAATATATCCAAAAAGCTAGAAAATATTACTAACGATAATTAAAGTTATCAATAGTAAAACAAAAAACCTTTAAATATTCTTAGCCGATAGCCTTGACGCATAAAAAAATCCGCGCGCTAATCTTTTAATAATAGGATCATTTAACTATCTTCAACCTTATCTATTCTTTTAATCTTCTTAACTATCTTAACTATCTTAACTATCTTCAATCTTCTCTAAACATTAGAACCATTATAAACTAACTGCGACATTATGCTCATATAATAAATTAACTCATTTGATATATTGAATTAAACAAACAAAAAAAGGAAAATATGAATAAAAACACAATTAAAGGAATAAGACAATCAATAGAAATTGCAAAAAAAATAATTGATCAAGATGCAATTGAAAAATTTTGCGATCATATTGGTGTTACTCAAGTTTATTTTAAATCAGAGACTATTGATAAAATAGTTAAAGCTTTGGAAAATGAAATTAAAAAAAAGGATTAATTAATTATGATTTATAAAATATTATTCTTTGTATTTACTACAACTTTTATGACTTCATTAATGCTTT